CTCTGGCCGATGTTTTCTACGAGGTGCTGATGGAACAATTAATTGAAGAAAAGTCGTATCTGGTTAAACCCTCCGGGGGAGAAAAGACTATTCCGTGATAAAGATACATACAGCCTCTTATTTACATGGGGCTGTTTCCGACGAAAGAATAATCATGGAAGAACAGGAAAAAGATATAAAGCTGACAGATGCCGAAAAGGAATTTTGCGAGCTGTTCGTCAATGGGGACAAAGAATTTGCCGGGCAAGCAACGGCGTGCTACAGGGAGGTGTTTGGAGAAAATAAGAAAAACCTTTCCCTGGCTGCACGCCGTTTGCTTGCCAAATCGCATATAGCTTCTTGTATCAGTGAGTTGCTGGAAGAACGGAAGATTGAAACGGAAGCTATTGCCGTAAAACTGCAAGTGGCTGAAACACTGAAATCGGTGATGGCAGAAACCGCCAGGAACGAGTATATCGACAAGTTCGGGGTTGCCCTTTCGCCTGCGCCGCTCAGGGCGGTTTCGGTCAATGCGGCAAAGGCGTTGATGGAACTCTATCCTATCAAACATTCCCAAGAAGATAAGAAGAAGGGGGACGGTGGCGGTAATATCATTTTTAATGTCGTTGTTCCTCAAACCCCACCGCCCCATGAAGAAGAAGATTAGCCGCCGGAATATGGAGCGGATTGTTTATATCGCTCTGATTATTATCCTGGTGATATTCGGGATATTCAAAGATAGCGCAGGGGCTGAAATGCTTATCCGGGCTGTTAAAGATGCTTTTTCGATTTTAATACAATAATTACTTATGACTACAGTCAAAGATTTTTTTGCAGACAATTACCGCTCGCTGTTCGTGATATTCTCGTTTGTCATCACGATTTACGTGCAGCATATTACTAACACTTCCCGAATTGCCGAACTGACAGACCGGTGTTCTACACTGGAAATAAAAATAGAAGACCAGTACGAGAAGATAGACGCAATCAAGCTCGACAAGGCGGTATTCGAGGCCACGATGACGCAGTTCGTGTCCATTCAAGCCGACCTCCGGGAAATGCGCGGCGATATAAAGGAATTGCTCAAGCATCAATGAGAATGGTGCTTATCCTGCTTGCATTGGGGCTGATACCCGCATCGGTGTTTTCCCAGTCGTTGTTTGAACAGTCGGTGGATTGTATCAAACGGTACGAGGGACTACATAAAGCCCGGCATCATCCCTATGTGGGTTACGGGCACAAGCTGGTGGCAAATGAAACGTTTACGGCTGAAATGAGTGAGGTATGTGCGGATTCGTTGCTGCGTGCGGATTTATTACACCGATGTGCCGTGTTCCGCAGTTTTGGACGGGATTCATTGCTTCTTGGCATATTGGCTTATAATGTGGGTGAAACCCGTGTGATGAAAAGCCAGTTGGTAAAGAAACTCCGTAGCGGATGCCGGGATGTTTACCGGGAGTATGTCAGTTTCCGACTGATAAAAGGAAAGGTGTCTGCGGTTCTGGAACGCAGGCGGAAAGAAGAGTTTAAGCTATTGTTTAATGATTAAAGAAGAATGGTTATGATAGTGGAAGGTAGTCAGATTACTGTTATTCCCTCACCGGAATTGACCGAAATCCACCTGGATGGTTTGTTGGGTGAAACGGGTATTGTCCTGGAAGACCTGACAGATAGCGTAAGAAAATGCAAGGGGTACATGGTTTTGTTCCCCGAAATGTATAAAGATGAATTTGTCTGGTTTGTTCCTCAAAAGTCGGCTTATGAATAGAAGGACAGGTGTTTTATTAGTAGTTGTAGCGGCGCTCGCCGGTATGGTATGGTTGCAGCAACGGAAAGTTGTGAGGTTGAAAGAGGAACGGGACCGGCACGAACAGAATAGTGACGCTTTGCTGTCTGAAATGAAACAGTGGCAGGTGGATTCAGCTACTATGGCAACGGATGTGAAGACGCTCCGGTTAAGCATGGATGAATTGGAACGTTACCGGGCTGATGACCTTGCAAAAATCAAGGAAATGGGGGTTAAGATAAAGAATCTCGAAGCGGCAGCTAAACATGAGATTGAAGTTGATGCTCCGATTAACGCTTCAGTACGGGATTCGGTGGTGATACGGGATTCGGTAGTCGTTCGTGTTCAGGCTGTGTCAATGGTGAACCCTTTTATCCAGTTGCACGGGATAATCGAAAGGGATTCGCTGATTGGTTCAGTTCACCTTCCGGTGACGTTGAGGCAGGCGGTGTGGATTGAGTATAAACGGCGGTGGCTGTTCTGGAAGAAGGTGAAAGCGGTGCATCAGGTTATTACAACGGATAACCCATACGTGGAAGTGAAGTATTCGGAATTTATTAATATTCAAAAATAGAGAATTATGTTTTCAGACAAGTCGTTTCAAAGCCGTATCGAGGAGGCTAACAAGGTGTTCGTTTCTGCCCTCGAAAAACTGAAATCCGTGCAGACGGATATTTGTAACCGGATAACCGAGAATAACAATCAAATCCAAAAGCTGAATGAGGAGAATGAAGGGTTGGAAAGTATGAAGTCTCAAACGGAAAAACAGATTATAGAGATTGGGAAGTTTATCGGGTAGAATTTATGTTTTGTTGAGAGAGGCATCCTGGGGTAATACTCAAGATGCCTTTTTTATATAATGTGCCACATCTTATGACACAAAAACAACTTTAACAAGGTCATCAAGCTATTCTTCGGATGTAATTCAAACTATATCTGAAAATGAAACTTTTACTGAAACGAAAATTCAAGGGACCGGAATATACCATCGGTGACCTTTTTATCGACGGGAAGTTCTTCTGCAATACGCTGGAAGATACCGTCCGGATTTTACCGCTGCTTTGCCCTGATACCCCACAAGGTATCAAATGCCGATGCAAAGAGAAGGAATATGCCCGCACCGCTATTCCTGCCGGGTGTTATAAAGTGACTATGACACGTAGCCCACGCTTTAAACGGGTATTACCTTGCCTGCACGATGTGCCGCACTTTCTGGGTATTTTAATCCATCCGGGAAACGATGCGGAAGATACAGAGGGGTGCATATTGGTAGGTAAGAACAGTGTAAAAGGAAAAGTCCTGGAATCCCGTGCCACTTCTGACAAATTGAATGAGATTTTAAGCCGGGAGAAAGAAATCACTATCACTATTGAGTAATGGGGAAAAACCGGAAATTAAAGGCTCCCGAACAGCTTCACATTGATTTCTGTCCGTCCCCCAAACAATACGAACTCTGGAAGTTATTGCAACCGGAGTGCCCATTGTGCGGGGGAACTATCCGGCAACAACTGATCGGTTACGATATTAACCACAATCCGCAATACAAGCCATTTTGTTACCAATGTAACAATATGAATGTTCCTCAGCTTGTGCTGGGTGGCGGAGCCGCAGGCGGTGGTAAATCGTACATCGGTAGTGTTTGGATTGTGAGTAGTTGCCTCCGGTTTGAAAATATTCGGGCCGTAGTCGGTCGTAAAATGCTGAAATCGCTGAAAGAATCGACGTGGAATACTATCCGGATGATTATCAAGAAATGGGGGTTGGTAGAGGATGTTCATTACAGGGTGAACAACATTGAGGGAACATTGACATTCTGGAATGATTCGGTGATTATAATGAAGGAACTCGCCGATATTCCCAGTGACCCGAACTTTGAAAGGTTCGGTTCTTCGGAATACACTATTGGATTTATCGACGAGGTAAGTGAAATCTCGCAGCGTGCTGTGGAAGTCTTGTTTTCCCGTTTACGCTGGCGGACACATGAAACTTTCATGGTATCTAAATTACTACTGACGACCAATCCCACGACAAACTGGGTGCGTAGCCGATTCGTGCAGGACGACAACGGGGATAAGGCGATTCTTCGGGAAGGTGAGTTTTATGTGCCTTTCAGTGTGTTCGACAATCCGGATATTGGTTTCCGACAGACCTACGAGGCTGCCCTAAATAAAATTTCAGACCAAGCGACAAAAGAAAGACTATTGTATGGGAACTGGGATTTCGTGGAGTCGAACGATATGGCTGTTTACAACAAGTTTGACGGCGTTAAACATTTGATTGCCGGTTTAAAAGAACGTGTGTACGATCCGACCAAACCTTTGATTACCGTATGGGACTTCAATGTAGCACCGCAGATGTCCGTGTTGCTTGCACAAATCGATTACGAAAAGAAGAAGGTGTACATCCTGGAGGAGATGTTGGGCAAACCACAGGATAAGGAAAATAATACTCCCGCACTGGCCCGACGGATGCAACAAAAGCTATATCGGGAAAAACATATCGGCGGAGTGGATGTGACAGGTGATCCTTCGGGATTGCAACGTTCTACGGCCACAGAGGATGGTATCAATAACTACACGGTTATTCTCGATACTTTGGGAAAAGGCGTTCTTCGTCCGAAACTCAAATTGCTCAAAAAGCAACCTCCGCAAGTGATTCGTTGCGGGTTTGTCAATGAGGTATTTACGGGCTATAACGGATGGACGATAGAAATAGACCTGAAATGCCGAAAGCTGACCGAGGATATGATTTACCAACAGAAAAATGAAGACGGCACGAAGGCGAAGCATAAGTCAACAGACCCGAGGACCGGGATGAAATTCGAGAAATACGGTCATCTGTCGGACTGTTTGGATTATCTGCTATGCTATTATCTCCGGGATAGCTGGTATAAGTATAAGAGCGGCGATAATAACAGTTCAGTGGTTACTACCGCCGTGATTCAAGAAGGATTTAATTATTAAACGAATATGTACAGACGATTTTTAAACGATTCAGACTATCTGGGAATTATCACGGCAGAAGCCCTTTCCCAAATGACACGCAATAATCCGGAGCGGTTTATTCAGGCGGAGGAGTCCGCAGAAATGAGTATTACCGAATATCTCAGCGAGAATTACGAGATAGAACAGGAATTGAACCGGGGGAAATACATAGCCGAATACGACCGCCGGATAACTTTTCCGGTAGGCGCTTATATTTATCAAGAAGGGCGCATCTACGAGGTTATCCGCTCGATTAGCGGTTATAAAGCACCGGCTACAATGATATACTGGGAAGAACATGACGATTTTAATCTCAATGTGGATGAGGTGGTCCGGTATTCGCAGTTTGCCACTTATCATGCCGGGGATATTGTGAAATACAATGATGTGGTTTTTCGTTGTATGGTGGATAACGGGTTTCAGTTCGGGAATATCCGCATTCCAATGGTTGCCGGGTGGCAGAAGAAAGAAACCGCCGAATGGTTGCCGGTTCCGTATGAAGTATGGGATGTGGTGTCGTTTGAGGGGGCTTTTTATGCGTTGCTGACACTGGAAGGCTTTGACAATAATATCAACCCGATGGAGTCGGATTGTTGGGGGGCGGTAGCTGATTACGATCCGGATTATAACGATTATGAACTGGAAAGGCACGAGTATGTAGTTTATGAAGGCCGGGTATTTTATCCGGGCATGGATGTCAATGCCGATGTTCCTATCGTAGGGCATAATATCGCGTTGAATGATCCCCGAAATTATAATATCAAAAAACACATGGTACGGTTGGCTGTGTACGAACTGACAAAACTAATCGCCCCGAATAATGTGAGTGCCGTTCGGATGAAGGATTATGAAGATTCAATGAAATGGTTGAATGACGCTTCCAAACTACGGCTTAACCCCCAGATACCTCGTAAACTGGCCGAAGACAAACAACCGATAACAGACTGGCAGCTAACGACGTTTCAGACTGATTTTGACCCTTATAAGAATCCGTGGCTGACTTAAATCTGAAATTAATTGCTTGGATTTGCCTGAATTGATTACCTTTGCATTGTAATTGAAAAACGAATGCTTATAGAATAGATTTCGAAACAAAAACATACGGATTGCTGTTTAACCTCCCGAAGCGACCAAGAAATGAGAGAAAACAGTAACAAGACATTAGACAGCACGTGTTGGAAATAGCACGGAGCTGGCTTGTGTCTTGTGGGTTGCTTGGTCGCACCCGGGGAGGTCTTGTTGGTTCCGTGCTTTTTTATGACTTTCCTCGCAGTTCTAATACCCTAAAAGACCAGGCAAAGATGAAGATTATAAAGGAAAAAGCGGTTGCCTTTGTTGGCAACGGCGACTTGATTACCTCCGATAATGTTCCAGACCGGAATTTGGAAAATGTAATCCGGACAGAATTGTTTTATGTCATTGAAGAGTTATATAATGAAGGAAAAACTATCTTTCTTTCTGAAGCAAGGAGTGGCTTTGAAATGCTGGCGGCAGAGGTTGTCCTGGAATATGCCCAATCCTATCCGAAAGTCCAACTGTATGCTGTGATTTCCTCCGAAAAGCAGCAGGTAGATTATTCTTATAAAGACCAGCTACGTTATAAACGAATTTTAGAGAAGGCAACCGGTTGTGTAACTTTGGATGAATTTGCCCATAGGACTGATTTTCAGGCTTCGGAAATTGTTGTTTATGGAAACAGCGACGAACCAATAATGAAACATCTTTTGAAAAGAGCCGAAAAGGAAGGCGTGGAAATATGGAATATGTATGACGGCATAGAAGACTATTTCCCCATTCAATCTCCGGTGAAACAGTTTCTTCAAGAGTATCCGGATGTTCCCAGTTTTAAATACGGTCGTGAAGGACTTATTTTCCGGGGAAATAACCAACCGTTCCCTGTGCCGTTTTCTGATATTACCCATGTGGAGAGAAAAAATAATCGTTTGTGCTTCACGCTGAGGGATGGTATGGTAATTATGGCTTCGTTATTATCGGATGACTGTTACGTCAGGTTGCCACCGTCTGATTTTGATGTCAAATCCTTTTGCTGAGGTGTTATTTTTGATTTTTTTAGTCTCTGAAACCCTTAATGAAGGCGGTACTTTTATTCTCTTGAACAATAAGAAGATAACAGCATATAAGTATGTATATACTAATTAAATAAGGCTTCTGACGGGCTATTTTTTAAGGGGTAATCGGACATTATTTTTCCGTTTAAAGTGCTATCTTTGCGCATCTAACTAAAAAAACTTTTTAAAATGACTAAAGCAGATATTATTGATAAGATCGCTAAATCAACCGGAGCGGAGAAAGTTCAGGTTTCTTCTATCGTTGAAGCGTTTATGGAAAATGTGAAAGGCTCTATGGCTTCGGGTGAAAATGTTTATTTAAGAGGGTTCGGGACGTTCCATATAAAGCATCGTGCGGAGAAAGTGGCACGAAATATATCGAAAAACACCACAATTGTTATCCCGGCGCACGACATACCAGCGTTCAAACCGGCAAAAGAATTTGTGGATAAGGTTAAGGAAGGCAAGTGAATAATATAGCGAAATATAATCTGAAAACTTTTGCAATATCAGCCATCGGGTTGATATTGCTGTTTTGTGTGCTGACTTATATAAGCGCTCCGAAAACTGATGGGTTTGAGTTCAGTTCCATTAATCCGCTGGGCTTCCTGGAAGGTGCTGTGTTTGCGCTGGGCTTTGGTCTGGGATTTCCGCTTTGGCTGTCGGTAATTGTGATTAGTGCCGTTTCGTTTCTTATTTTTATAGCGTTCTTGTGGCTTTGCCGCAGATATATTAAATGATAAAGGACATCACTTGGATGCCCTTTATCGTTTTCAGGTTCTTTAATATCCGTATGCCTTTTCTACCTGTTTGTCTATTACATCTTCTGTCGTATTTTTAAAGTAATGTTTGTAAATGGTGTTAGGACTGTTACCAGCCATTTGAGCCACGATTATGGGGTGGATATTATTGTCTATCATCTTTGAGATAAACGTACCACGAGCAGAATACCACGTCAATTTGCCTTTGTACTTTATTAGCCCTTTCACTTTTTTCAGTGTCTTGTTTACTTTGTCACACAATCGTTTCAGGCGACCTCTTTTTTGTGCTTCTGTTTGATGTTTGTGGGAGAATACCGGCAATAGATAATCCCCGTAACATTTGTCTTTGTAACGGTCAACGATGGCCTGGGCTTTCGCTGTGAATTTCATACGAGCCGTTTTAGGGAATTTGATGCGCTCGTAGTTGAGCCTACCATCTTGGTCGATGCAATCTTTTGTCAGATATGCCACGTCGATATTAGCCATGCCACCTGTGTAATAACTAAACAGGAATAGGTCGATATGGAATAACTCTAACCGGGAAAAAAGACTTCTGTCGATGTTCTCGATTTTAGTGATTATATCAGCCGGTAAAGTTTTGGGGACAAAAGGCTTTGCTTTGGCCTTTGGCTTTGACTGCTCAAAAACAGTAAGGTCTATATCCGGAATGCGCATTTTGTCAGCATAGAATAGTAAACCGTAGAATTTACGCATACGGCCATATAGGTTTCCCTCGTTATGCCGTTCCGCTGCCCGTTTCTGAATGAAGAATACGTAATCGTTCACGAACTCGGTTGTAATTTCGTTGAAATAATAAGTTGAGAACGCCCGTCCGTATTTCTCAATGGTGAACTGGTTTAAGGTTGTGCGCAAGTCTTTGTAGGAACGTGCCGTACCAACACTGGATAGCACTTGTCCGTGTTTGATGCGCTGTCTGCCAGCTATCTGCTCAATGATGAGGTCGAGTGCTTTTGCCACGGAGAGAACTTTCACGTCCTGCTTTTTCTGCTGCTGGGTGTCGAAGTGATGTGACCACTGGACTGGGGCCCATGACTTGTTTTCCGATTCCCAATCTTCTGCCACTTTCAGGTATTTCGTTTTGAGGTCGAGTAACCGCTTGTTTTTCTCTACCGCCTCGGACGATCTGGATGTGAAGCATTGGGTTTCGTTATCCCACTCACTGAACGGCCCCGTGATGCTTAATACTTTCGGAACCCTGGCATAACCCGTTTTGAAGAAAATCATTTCCAGTTTGACTAACTGGGGAGATTTGGGGTTCTCCTTACCCTTGATTGTTAATGAAAACATAACGCATTAATTTAATTGTGTCCATTTGGCATCAGTTGTCCTTAATTGTCCTTAGTTGACCTTAATCGGACTACATGAAAGCCTACATCGTAGAGTAGGAGTTTCTACCAAAAAAGGGTTATTTTGCCTTTAAATAGCTTTTGGGGCTATAACCCTGCCTTGCACAATTTAATTAATGCGTTATTGTTCAATAAGTTACGACATTATCATCGTAAATAGTCAAAAAGAGGGGTATCTAACAAAAGACGGCTTTCTTTTTATTCGGCCGGTTGGTATAAATATCTCTTGATACTTCTTTTGGGTGTTTTCTCGAATTCTTCTTGATACAGCTTGAAACAGGTGATTTTACTGTAATTCGGCATCTCCTCGTTTACTTGGTCAATGTTGGTCTGCATCAACTTCTCGATTTCGGAATGTTGTATACCTGCCTTATCTACTTGCTCCCAATCGGGATAGATGAGGGCGACTAGTTTACCTCCTTGGGAGATGATGAGCGATTCCGCTACATATAGCATATTATTCAAGCGATCCTCGATCTCTTCCGGATAGATATTTTGTCCGCTGGGGCCTAGAATCATGGTTTTACTACGGCCGCGGATATATAAAAATCCATCTTTATCGAGGGTTCCCAGATCGCCGGTACGCATCCATCCGTCAGGCATCATAACGGCTTTCGTAGCCTCCGGATTCTTGTAATAACCGAGCATCACGTTCATACCCTTCACCAATATTTCTCCCACCTTGTTTTCCGGGTCCTCTGAATCGATGCGGACTTCCATACGGTCGACGATACGTCCTACGGAACCGGGCTTAAACTCATCCCATTGCGCATAGGAGACTAGCGGGCCACATTCGGTCATCCCGTAGCCTACGGTATATCGGAAATGGATGGAATGAAGGAACGTTTCCACTTCTTTATTGATAGCGGCTCCTCCGATAACGATCTCCCCGAAGTTCCCTCCGAAAGACGCCGTTAACTTGGCGGAAATGGTATCCAGCACTTTCTGGTCTATATAGGGGACTTTCAAGAGCAATTTAATCAAAGGCTTCTCCAGTTCGGGGAATACCTTGTTTTTGATGATTTTCTCGATAATCAGAGGTACGGCTAGGATCAGCGCCGGCTTGATTGTCGTAAAAGCTTCCGCTATGATTTTCGGGCTGGGGGTACGTGTGAGGAAGTGTACATGGCAGCCTTTATTCACGGAATTCAATACCTCGAATGCCAATCCGTACATATGGGCCATCGGAAGCATACATACGATATTATCTCCCGGATGGATGAACGGTAAATTGTCGTAAGCGAATTGCGTATTACTCCATAAGCTCCGATAGGGGATCATAACCCCTTTCGAGAAACTGGTGGTTCCGGAAGTATAATTAAGTACCGCTAATTCTTCCGGCTTTTCCACGTGATACCGAACATCGTTCGACGTGAATGAACGAGGGTACTTTTTACCGAAATATTCATTGATCCGGTCTCTTACTACCCGGACTTCTTTGCTTTTACTGTGAATGATCGAGAAGTTATCCAGCATCATGAACAGTTTCACGTCAGGCATCATGCGTTCATTCATATTCTCCCAGTTGCTGGAAGCGGCAAGGACTGCCTTTGCCTCGGAATGATTTACGATATGATGTATATTATCCGGTTTGAATTCATGTAGGATAGGCACGGCTACGGCTCCATAAGCCAAGATCCCGAAGAAACAGATCGCCCAGTTGGAGGAGTTCCGTCCAACTAAAGCCACCTTATCCCCCTTTTTAATGCCGGCATGCTCTAGGATAATATGAAATTTCTCGATTCGACGAGCTACATCTTTATAATGGAAGGTATGTCCATTATAATCGGAGAACGCTGGGAGATCCCAATGCTCCTTGATGCTATTCTCTATGAGTCCTAAAAAACGATTCTCCATACTAATTTATTTATCAAATAACCATATGACAGGGTGGAAAGTTGTTAGGAGCCAAAGATAACATCTTTTTCCAAGTCCATATTACATTTGCTGAATCGAATGTTAAAAAAATAGTGATATTATGGAGAAAAAGGATTTAGTAGAGGGAATGAAGCTGTACATCCATGGGTTGCGTGTAGACGCACGTTATTCATCAGCTAAGAGTTATCAAGATGCGCTGAATTCATTCAAGCGGTTTAGCGGGTTGGAAGAGATACCTTATTCTTTTGTAACAAAGGAGAACTTACGGCGGTATCAATCCTATTTGTTGGAAAGGGGATGTGCTTGGAATACGATATCGACCTATATGCGTCGTCTCCGTTGTATGTATAATATGGCGGTAGAGAGGCAAGAGGCCCCCTATATTCCTTACTTGTTTAAAGGTGTTTTCACGGGGGTGGAGAGTAAGAGGAAGAAAGCGCTGTCTCAAGAGGAGGTATATCAGTTAATGACAGTTCGTTTGGAAGAGGCGGAGTTGCGAAAGACTCAGCAGGCCCTTTGCTTGATGTTTATGTTTTGCGGGATGGCGTTTGTGGATTTCGCTCATTTGAGAAAGGTAAATATTAAGAATGGGGTTTTGGAATATCATCGCC